CCAGAGCATGACTGGAAGAAAGACCCCAACGGACGGAGGAATTTACTTTCCGAAAACTCCAGAATCTCACCCGATATTTTCGAGTGGATTCGCAGTCGGAGGGAACTATCCGATCAACTCCAAGAAAATTTTAAAACGAAAAAAAGGTAAGTAGTGGAAGAAGAAACAGAAGTAGTCGAGGAAGTAGTCGAGGAAGTAGTTAAAGAAACTCCTGCACCAGCCAGCTCAAATTTTGCTTGGTCGGGAAATTCTGGCAGCACTCCCTTAGCCTAATTTTTTATGACACAGGTTCATTAAAAGAAAATTAAAATAAGTCTTGCTTTCTGTGTACATATAAATTATATGTATAGGTATGAACAGAGAACAATACTTACAAAAAGCTACCAAGCACTTCGCTAAATCTTTATTCGCGCCAGCAGGGTATGAAGTCCCTGCAGATGTAAAAGTCACCACCAGCTTGCCCAGTCGCAGAGCATTTGGAACTAAGAAAAGAACCATAGGGCAATGCTATTCTAGAGAATGTTCTGATGCTAAGGTCAATGAGGTTTTCATCAGTCCTACCATTGACAATAGTATCGAGGTCTTAGCTACACTTGTACACGAACTTGTACATGCCATTGATAATTGCGAGCATGGTCACAAGAAAGAATTTATCAAGATAGCTAGAGCTGTAGGATTGCAAGGCAAACCAACTGAATGCACAGCAGTAGAAGGCACTAAATTATATGAGCTGTTAGAAAAGTATGTAGAGAAGAATGGTAAATTCCCTCACAAGAAAATAGACATCTTTGTAGACACTAAGAAGCAATCTACTCGCATGATTAAAATTGAATGCCCACATTGCGGATTCAAGGTTCGTGCATCTCGTAAAGTCATTGATGAAATCGACAATAACCATGTGCAATGCTGGTCATGCGGTAGCAGGGAATTACAGATAGATGGTGTTCCAGTCATTGCAGGGTTTGAGCGTTTAAACGATGCTGGATTCGATTATGATGATGATGATGACCGGCAAGAAATATTTACTGCTGATGAGAATCCACCTGAGCCTCAAGAAAATCTCAAGCCGGCTAAATTTGGTGACATCAAGAAATATCTAGGTGGTCAGTATACTAAAGCAATAAATTGGATTCAGAAAGAACGCAGGAGAAATCGTGAGTTTCGAACCTACTGGCAAGGTATTTTCCATGGCTCTGGAAGATGGATTTATATTAGCGATGCAGATGGGAAGGAACTGCTCCGTGAATCCGACATCAAGACCACTCTTGGAAGTGTCAAAGAATATATCGAGATAGCAAGCAAAGAAGGTGTAGTCGATGAGGTCACTCTTTGGACTGACATCTATGGTATAACTAATCCAAGTGAGAGAGAATATTCAGAATCAGAGAGAGTCGATTGGGCAGAAGCTGAAATTGTTACGATTACCTTAAAAGTCAAAGATGGTAAGCTCTACGATCTGGAAGGAGTTTTATGACACGAGTTTTGTTTGCATAATGTGTACACATATATAGATTAATACTCATGAACATTACAAGAAAACAAGTTGCAGAAAATTCAGTTATAACCTTGAAAGTCGCTAAATCAGTAATCAAGCAGAGTGGGATTAGATCACCGCTCACTCTGCTTGAGATTGATGAGCAAATAGCAGAATTAGAAAAAGTTTTTAAAATTACTAGGAAACTTTATGCAGAAAACATTAAACACTAAGAAAGGAATACAAATGAAATCCAAAAAAATTAATATGATAGCAAGAATTTACACCAAACCTCAAGTGCAAGGTATGCTTAAAGCACTTCGGCAAGCTGGTGTTTTCACAATTGAAAAAACCGGTATGGGTTATGAAGTCAAGCATACTAAAAGTGACATTATTGTTTTTAAAGCAATGAATGGTAGCAGAGCTTATTTAGTCCGACATGCTGACAATTTATTTGCTTAAACATTAGAAGATAAAAAAAATGAAAATGAAAACTTACGAAGAAAGACAAAAGGCAAACGAGTGGTCAAATGTCAAAAGGATTTTGAATCAGGAGCGACATGCATTTGAAGAACATGCTAAACAAACATATTATGAGAAAGAAAAAGCTTACGATAAATGGGTTGATGCAACATCTGCAGTCGTAGACTTAGAACGCAAATTAGAGAAAGCAAAAGAAAGGCAAGAATCTGCAAAACAAACTGCTCTTCGATTAGACGATAAATATATGAGTCAACATAAAAGAGCAGAGAAAGAAAGTTCTGCAGCTATTAAAGCGACTAAGTTATTGAAGAAAAATCCTCATATTAATATCTCACAAGGTACAGACTTTTCCGTACAAGTTTATGTAGAAGATTGGCATGAAGATATGGAATATCTTAGTACTTGGACTTCAGTTCTTGAAGAAATAGAAATAATCTTGACAGCATCCTAATAAGCCCATTTAAGTACAACTACACTATGCAAATACCGGAGACAGAGCTGGGGACTGCAAATCCTCTATTCGTGGGTTCGATTCCCACCCGCGCCTCCATTTCTGTCAATAGTCGAATTAACCAAAATGAGGTAAATGCGTACAAAAAAAATATTGATGGGTTAGATCAATTATGCATAAGATATGGGTCAATGAATATTCCGGTGACCATTACGGATCACGGAAAATATATATCCCTCGCTTTTGAATATAAGAATGAGTATTTCAAGCACCGATTATACAGCTCTATTTTCGAGACATCCTGCAAAGATATTTCTGATTTCGTTACAAAGAAATGCAACGAGATAGATGGTGCTGGTTCAATTTTAAATTTAATAAATGATTATTTAGAATTTGGAACAGGTGCAGTCAGTACAAGAAAAAAGAATGTAGGTCACCTTAAAAACTACTGCAAACGAGATGGTATAGAGTTAGGTGAATCAATTACAAGGCTGGCTCAAGCCGATAACTTTAATAGAACTTTGCCGGAAAGATGGGCAGCTAAATGGAACTTGCCTCACAAGATGAGACAGGTGAGGTCTATCTTTAATCGCAAGAATATTGTATTGTATCGTTCTAGGGGCTGGGATACCGATCAGTTTAGGGATTTTATTTCTTTCATTCCTGAAACATGTGTATCCCAGCCCTTTTCTACTGATGATGCAGAGGTGGATAGAATCATCAAATTTTTCAATGACCGGAAAGAATCACATCCTGTATTTTATGATATTTACACATTGGCATTCGGAGCAGGATTAAGAAAGTCAGAAATTTATCAAGTGCGTTACGAGCACTTTACAACTTTTAATGGACAGCATTTCTTGCAATTACCTTTTGCAACAAAGCGAACGAAATTAAAACAATTAAATCATACTGAAAAGGTTGGTATCTCAAAGCAAACTTATGACCATTTTAAAAATCGATCTAGTGAAGGATTGGTAATAAATGGTGGTGAAAGATTGCATCGAAGATTTATCAAATTCTTGAAGAAAGATTTAGGTATCCTTGAAAACAAGGCATGCCATAGATTACGAAAAATTCTAGGAGCTAGATTGGCATCTACAGCTGGCATATATCATGCAGCAAAGACTCTTAGAAATAGTGTAGCGGTTGCGGAAAAATACTATTCCGATCTTACAGCTCATAGAAATGAGTTAGAGACATAGAGTAGTTATGGTACATATAAATCCAAAAAGCAGCCCTAACCTTGGTAAATCATCGTTAACTACTAAATCAATATCAGTTAACAATATTACGCTAAAACAACAAAATAAAGAACTTACGATTACTACAAAAGGTAATTGGAAAGGTTCTTTAGAGGAACTACAGAGCTTGCTGAAGGATTTATATGGCAAGGATTAATTCTCAAAAGAAAGGGGCGCGCTATGAGCGTGAAATTGCTGAGATTCTTCGGGGATATGGATACGAAGCAAAGCGAGGCTGCCAGCATGCCGGTGGATTCGACTCGCCCGATGTTGCCTGTGAAAAATTCCCCTGTCACATCGAAGCTAAATTTGTGCAGCGTTTAAACATCTGGGACGCATTCGAACAATCAGCAAATGATGCACCACCAAATAAACCGGCATCAGTAATTCACCGGAAGAATCATAAGAACTTTTCACTAATAACTCTAAGACTATCTGACTTCTTAGAATTAATCCCAAAACAATAACTAACAAAAATGAATGAAGACAATAACAGCATTCCTGAAATGGAATTTAATCACATTAATCAAGCTTTTGCTGAAGCTCAGAAAGAAATAAAAAATCCGAAAAAGAATCAGCAAGGATACGGATATAAATATGCCGGACTCGATCAGATTGAAGAAATGGCAAATAATATATTTCCTAAATTTGGCTTATCACATCATCAGGATATCAGCTCAAAATTTCTAGACATTGGTCAGGTGATATATGTGCAGACAATTATCCGGCATAGCTCTGGGCAAAGAATTACATCCAGTAAGCTACCAATGCTAGTAGAGCAGGGTAAAGGTACATCTAGTAATCAATCTGTAGGTGCATGTATTACTTACGCTCGCAGATATCAGCTATCAGCATTTCTAGGCATTGCTGCTGAAGAAGATACCGATCTAGAAGGACAGCAAAGAAAGCAATTAGAAGAGGAGAGAAAGAAAGCAGCAGCAGATGTAAAAAAAGAAGCTGCAGGAATGAAGAAAAAAGCGGAAGCTGAAAAGGAAAAGAAACGAAAGGAATCAGCAGACAAAAAGCATAAGGCAACTTTGATTGATAGAGTTAAAGCTAGATTGATTGATACTGGAGCAACTGCATATGCCAAATCCAAGAATTTTGATCCTGATAAAGCATCATTGGCTCAGCTCGAAAATTTCATGGAATTTACTAATGAGCAGATAGCAGAGAAAGTGGATGCATGGGAAATGCAGGAAGCAGCAGAAGGGAGCTTAGTATCATGAGTGCAATCAGTTGTATCGTTGGTCACAATATTTTCGAATATGATTTGCCAATGCTCATCCAGTATTCTGATCGGCATGGAGTCAAAGTACCGGTTTACCTTCAACCGAATCGGGACAAGTTTCGAGGTTATCCACCGGTTTATCGAGATACCATGGAACTGCATGCTGCTGGTAAATTTAAAGATTTTCACAAGCTTGAAACTATTGCAAGAGCACTAGGTTTTGAAGGTGGTAAAAATGGCAAGTCAGGGAAAGATTTCTGGAAACTATCTCAAGATGAGCAGGAGCAATATTTGTCAAATGATTTACGAATGACATCACATGTTTGGAAGAAAATAAATTACAGCAGAGAACTTTGTGATAGTGCTTTAATTTTCGACATTGAAACAAGACCAAGAGATGAAGAGAAAATTCGCCACATCATGCCGGACTTCAATGCAGATAATGTGAAGGTTGGTAATATAAAAGACCCTGACAAAATAGAGGCAAAGATAGAGGAAGCTAGGGAAAACCATTTCTACAGCTTCTACGACAAAGCACAGCTTAAATCTGAGTATTCTGAACCATGTGCAATTGGCATCATTGATCCTGATGAAACTATATCTCTACATTTTGCAGATAGTCCGGAGAGCATTGCCACTATGCTGAAAGTCTTTTGGGAAAAGTGCTCAAATGTTTGGGGCAACAATCAATACTAAAAATTAGAATATATGAGAGCAATAATTAAAGGGGTTTATTCATCAGATAAAGAAACCGGAAAAGACTATGTAACTCCGAAGGGAAATGCATTTATTAAATTGGCAGTAAAGTTAGAGAATGAAGATATTGTTTACGATGCGTTTTTCTTCACTAAGCCAGCTCATTGGAAAGTAGAGCAGTTTTTTGAAGCTGTAGGATTACCAGCTCCTACCTATAATGAAGTATCGTTTAAACACTTCATTAGTGCAAAAGAAAGAGAGGTTGAAGTGGAGCATGGTACTGACAAAAAAGGTTACCCTAAGATTTACAAATATAATAAAGTTGTAGTCATTCCTGAAGAACCTACAGCTGAACCTACCGATGAAATTTCCGGTCAAAGTTCAAGTGATCCTACTGATCCAGAACTTGATGAGGAGCTAGGTGAAGATGTCCCATTCTAATCGGTTGACTATCAGGATACCTGATCATTTGAAGCAGCAACTTGACATGGTTTCAGTCAAATATGACATGACTATTAATGATGTAATTAAGTTCAGCATCATAAATGGGATCAATATATTCGATATTTCACCTGTTCAATTTGACAGCAAAAACCCACTAAATGGGGCAGTTTTGACAGCAAGTGCATTAGTAGAGAAAAAACAGGGTGACAGCAAAAACCCCCTAAAATCGACAAATTTGACAGCAACTGATGATTTAGATGTGCAGAAGGTGAATGTTCCATTTGACAGCAAAAATGCCGAAAAACCAGCAAATTTGACAGCAGCCTCGCGCGCACCTAATAGAGATATATACTTACTTAATAAGAAAGATATAGTTATATATAATACTAAGTTGCAATTTGCTTGGGAAGAATTTGTTCAGCATCGAAAAGAACTCAGGAAGTCAATCAAACCAACTCAGCTAAAAAGGATGTGGAGTGGTTTCGATGAGATTATTTCAAAATTTGGAGTCGATACTCTAATTGGGTGTTTAAACAAGAGTGTCGAAATGGGATGGGCTGGAGTTTTTGCACCACCAGAACAAATCAATCAAGTTAGTTCAAAACATGTGTTTACGGAGAATGACTTATGATGGCATATGCATGTAGAGAATGTGGATGTGATACCGATTGGACTGATGAACTCGTTGAAGCTTTTTCAGAGAAAGCAGTAGTTTGTGATCAATGCTGTGAAGATTATCAAAAATCCAAAAAATCACACAAAGCTGAAATTGTACATCAAGCTAGACCAATCACAGAATTAATTAGACCCCTGTACTTGGAAACTGATTACGAAAAGCTTCCGGAAGAAGCACAAAATGTTTGGAACAATATTAAGCATTGGACTCCTGACATTGGCAAAGGTATCTACTTATTGGGAGCAAGCAGAACCGGTAAAAGCAGATTACTTACCCTCTTACTGCAAAAGCTACATGGGTACGGATATGCATTTAAGATATTCTATGCCGGTGAATTTCATGCTGAGCTTTCAAATGCTAAGCGATCCACACATTATCGATCTTGGAGAGATGAAGTTGTTACGATTCCAATTCTGGCAATCGATGACTTGTTTGCTGAGAAAATGACTCCAACATCAGAAGCTGGATTATTTGAAATCATCAATCAAAGAATGGAACGCAAGCTACCGGTCTTAGCAACTTCTCAAGTGATCCGTAAAGATGCTGTAGCTCGCTTTGATGACAAACACAGAGGTGAGGCATTACTGAATCGATTAAGGGAAACAACGCAGCTCTGGTTATTCAATCAGGAGCTTATGCAAACAACGATGAATAACTTATGAAATGGGAAGATTATATGGATTGGCTTTTTTTAATGATGTGCTTGCTGCTTACAATGGTAGTCGCTCATTACCTTTTTGAATAATGGCAGGAAGGGAAAAGGTAACGAAACGCAAACTTCACAATATGGGTATAGGTGAAATTGCGGATGCAAATGATTTGGCAAATCAGGTAAAGCATGAACTTGGTGAATTTGAGCTTACTCAAGAGCAAAAGGATTTAGCATTTGAGATGGCAAACCTTACTCCTAACGAATTTCTATCCAGTACCATAGGTGGACAGAGAATGCTAGTCATGACATTGCTAAATTTAGCTATCAAGACAGCAGGGGAACTTAAAGCCAGACAAATACCAGCAGCTCTTAAATATTCAATGGAAACACTAAGGGAAATGCAGGGTGATGCTAGTCAACATGTCAGTAAGGTTAAGCGTGGATTTACTCCGGAAGAAATGAAAGACATTTTAGATTCATTGCCTAAAAAAGCAGATATAGAGGTGCAGGGTGACAATTGAAGATGAACTGGTTGCACATCGTGAAAACAAAACAAGATATCATGATGATGTCTCATATACAGAAGGATGCCTAGCTTGGATGAACTTCTGTCTCAAAAATCAATTAATGAAAGGTAAACTTGGAGAACATGTCGAAGAAGCAGAATACTATTTCAGCGAGCAAGAAGGTTGTCGTACCTTCGAAGCTGCACCACATCGATATCCAATCATTAGAACACAGCTTGCAAGACCTCAGAAGTCTAAAGCATTCAGAAGTAAATACTGAGATGGTCAGGCAATGTTTAGCAATATTAGCAGCACAATCTGGATCACCTATGATTAGAGAAACCTATGGGCAACTCATATTGAACCACATTAATGCAAGTGAGCTGGAGTTGGTCACTCTTAGATCAAGAATAAAGGAGTTTCGGAAGAAATATGGAGTAATAGCCCCATAGAGGCTCGTGAAGGGGTCTAATCGTTGTTGAGGGTAAAATGAAGCTACGGAATCAAATGGTATTTAAAACGCAAGAATCAAGGGGTATGGTAACACAGCAAAGGCATAATCCGGTTGGCAGGGTAATGTCGGAAGTGATGTCGGGCATATATAAGGCATTAAAGGCATGCAAAGCGTACACTTTATCACCGGTTTGCTCCAGAACCCTGTCTTTATGCGGTAGTACAGAGGATTCTTTGTCCTCTACTACAGGCAAAAAGAGGGTCGGGGGGGTCGGGGGGTGCTTCGTCTTTTTTTTCCAGACCGGTTATGCCATAGAAAATTTTTTTATTTATGGGCAAAGGCTTTAATAGTGATCTTACAGCTGGAGAGGACAGCGAAGCAAGGCTAATGAACATGGTCAGGTCATTAGGTAAGACTCCCATGAAACCGGTAGGTCGATTCCCATATTATGATTTTTTTGTTTGTGAGACAAAGAAGGCATATGAGGTAAAAAGAGACTGGAAGTCAGCTCATACCGGTAATGTGGTTGTAGAGGTAGAAATGCCGATTGGTACACCTAGTGGCTTATTGACCAGTATAGCAGATTGGTGGATTTTTGATTTACCGGATGAGTTTGTATTTATTGATCCGAAACAGATCAGGAAGTTAATCCTGCAGGAAGATTTACGGAGTTGTAGGTTTGTCGGGGATGGTGATGTGACAGAGAAGCGAGCGTATTTGGTCAAGGTGGATTTGTTAAAAAAGTATGCAGAAAGTGTGAAAGAAAAATGACATTTGATGATTTTGATTATTTAGAATCTATACTGAATCATTTACCGAAGTGTGAGCGAAAGATTTTAGAGTTGTATTATATACAGGGTTACACACAGGCAGAGGTTGGTAAGAAATACAATTTAAGTGGTGGAGCAATTTTCCAATACTTGAAGCGGTTGTTAATGACCTGTTATAGCATTGCCAGTAAATTAGATAAGGGGATACCTGTAATTATTGAGCCTACCTTTGGTCACAAGAGTAGATTGTATGAGGGTAAGGGAAGTGAAACACAGGTTAAAATTAAGAAGTCGATTAAGTCTCATGCGAGAAGGGATCGTTCTGAATTTAATAGAAAGCTTGCAGCTAGGCTGGCAAAGCAAAGATTTGATAAATGGGGATATGGTAGTGGGTCAATAAGAGATGGTAAGCACCGGAATGGTGGAGGGTATATTAATGGAATATATCGAAGAAGTTTGAAAGGTTGGAAAGTTGTCGAATTGAGAGATAAGGAAGGGTATCGGTACGCAGCTTGGATGAATCCACAAGGGGAAGTAGAGCATGCAGAAAGGAGGCGTTTGCCATGAATATTTGGACTCCAACCGGTAAGAAGCTTGAATCGTTTCCGCAATGGGTTGGTCGATTACTTGAGGAAAATAAAAAATTATTAAAAAAGTTAAAAGAATATGAAGACAGAGAAAGAGCTAAGTCAGGAGATGGGGCTGGACAGAAAGCATCTGGTGAAGATGAGAAAGGAAGGAGTCATAGCAGCAAGCAGCTGGATAAAGGTAAGTAATCAAATTGTTTACCATGAAGAGGGTGAGCACGAGATCAGGAATATTATCCAGAGGGAATTGTGCGTAGATGAATTATCTGATCCTTTGCCTGAGCCGGTGGAGAAGGAAATGATCGTGACAGCAATTCCTAAAAATAACAGGATGGTTTTATGTGGGGATGTGAAGGTTAAAGTTCACAGCAATCAGAATTTTAGAAAGGGTATGAAATTAACAGCAAGACCACCGATATCGACTGATAGTAGGATGTGGGTATTAGTTGGTCGTAGTCCTAGATGGAAGGGTAAATGGTAATGAGTAAGCAAAGTAATGATATTGTAAAGCAATGGGAAGAGCAGAAGCAGATTGAAAAAGAAGGTGATCCGTTTAAACGCATTGTTAAATTGTTAAATAAGCAAGTTAAGGGAAACCAGTTGAAAGGGAAGAAGCCTAAGAAAAAGAAGTGAAGGACATTCGGTTAAAAAAGAACTGGATGGATAAAATACCTATACCATCAGGATGGATTGTGAAGACTAGTGAGGAAAAGCCGAATATAAACTATCAGCTGCGTGATGTAGATGGGGTGATTTATAGAACTGATATACCTAGATTCCCCCTGCATCCTATATTTAGGGAATCACAATACTATAAGAAACATAAAAAACCGCATTGGACTGCAATGAAGTTTGACAAGGCTTATCCTAGTAGACCGGCAAGTAAAAAATGATTACATGGACTGAGCATCCATATTATCCTGTTCCTACGCAGAAAGAAGCGAAGGAGATGGGAGCACAGAAGCTGTTTGAATTTCACCAGCAAAGAGAGGAATCAATCTATGCTGAAAAAACTGATCCTTTTCACAATGGATATGAGCCGGAACATTGGTCAATGGCAGATGATGAGTTTGCCAAAACGGATGAGCTTGTAATTTTGGGCGGAAATAGGTCTGGCAAGTCAGAATTTTGCAGTAAAAGAGTAGTAAAGTGCACTAATGATATTCCGGAAGCAAATGTACTTTGCATGCATACTACCGCCAGCACCTCAGTAGAACAGCAGCAGCAATATGTTTACAAGTATTTACCATCAGAATGGAAACAGGCTAAGAAAGGCAAAGTTACAAACCTGACATTTTCCAAGAAAGGTGGTTTCACGGAGTCCTGTTGCGTTACTCCTAATGGTAGCCGGATATTTTTTCGTAATTATTCGCAGAATCTAGATACCGGCATTCTGGAAGGATCAGAATGGGACATGGTTTGGCTAGATGAGCTTTGTGGGGTGGATCATATTAACGCATTAAGGTTCAGATTGGTAACTAGGGCAAATAGACCGACTCCAGACTATCCTCAAGGGTATCCTTGGAGAGGTATGTTAATCAGTTTTACACCGGTTGCCGGTTATACTCCAACCATTCGGGAGTATTTGCAGGGAGCAAGGACAGAAAAGTGGGCTTATGCTGATCCTGAGCTTCTGAAGGGAGAGAAAGTGCCAATCATACAGCAACCTTTACGAGAAAATGCTAAAGTTATCTATTTCCATAGTGTTTGGAATAAATTTAATGATTACCGCGCGTTAAAGCGTACACTCAAGAATGATCCAAGAGCAAAAATTTTGACTCGTGCTTATGGAGTGCCTACTAAGGTCTCTGGTGGTCAATTTCCAAAATTTGGAGAAGTTCATTTAGTATCTGATAATCAGATTCCTGAAGAAGGCACTAATTACATGGTTGTAGACCCTTCGCATGGCAAAAACTGGGTTATGATCTGGGTCAGAGTCGCAAAAGACGGCAAAAGCTATGTATACAGAGAGTTTCCGGATCAAAATAGACCTATCGATGGGGTAGGAATGGCAGGAGAATGGGCAGTTGCCGGCAAGAAAGTCGATGGAGATCGTGGACATGCACAGGAAAGCTGGGGCTGGTCACTTGCCAGATACAAGCAGGAAATCGACATGCTGGAGGAAAATGAGAAGATATTCATGCGTATTATGGATTCAAGGTTTGGCTCAAGCCCAACTCCAACAAAATCAGGTATAACCACCCTGATTGATGAAATGGCAGATATGGACATGTTTTTTGAGCCAAGTGTCGGGGTGAGAATCGAAGAGGGTATAACCTTGGTCAATAACTTGCTGGATTATAACTCTGAGCAGCCGGTAAGTTCTATGAATTGTCCCAAGCTGTATGTTCATGAAGACTGCAAGAACCTGAGATTTGCTTTGAGTACTTGGACAAATTCGGATGGCAAGCATGCTGCGACAAAAGACTTTTGTGATCTGGTCAGGTATTTTGTTCTCTCAGCTCCTACTTTTCTAGACGAAGGATCAGGCGTTTTGTTTAGCGGTGGTGGATACTAATTTTATGACACGAGAAAGTTTTATTTAGTTCTTGCTTTCTGTGTACATATAAAATAAGTTGTATGTATGAACAACGATAAATTATTCATTTTCCATAAACCAAGTTCTAAGGGATTGGTTGTTAGTATTAACGATATGATCGAACAGGGTCTTATAGATTCTGTTGATGAGTTTACCGAGCATGGTGTTAACGATTTAATGACTCACAATGCTGTTTACGACATCATCATAGAAAAATTCAATCGGCATGCCCCTGTTACGCCTATGGATTATGATGTAACTTGGTACTTAGAGCTTCAGTTATGATTTTAACAATAGCATACCTCATCCAAATATTATTCATCATCTATATCATTAAGGAAGAGCTATGAATCAGGCTAAGATAGAAGCTTGGAAGCGTGAGTTTCTAAGAGACCAGCTTTGTATCCGGTTGGGTATGCTGGTCAATGTACCACCACCAGCATGCTATGATAACCTCATGGTACAGAATTTAGCAGAGCAATGTTTAGATAATGAAACTATTATTGTGGACACTAAAAGGCGAAAGATTATAACTTACAGGCATGGATCAAAAAAATAACTGGGGTGGAAAAAGACCCAATCAATCCGGAAGACCAAAAATGCCAGAAGAATTAAAACGCATTTATATGACCATGCGAGTTAAGCCGGAAACTAAAACTTTCTTGGAAAAAGACCCAGATGGTCAAGGTAAGTGCGTAGACAAATTAGTCGTTCGTGCAAAAGCTAAAAAAATATAGTTGACCTAAATTCTTACAAAAAGTCGAGTCGTATACATGGCTCGATTAGGGATTGATAAAGCCTTACTAAGGCGAGGTGAGGTGATCAAGGTTCTTGGACTCTCAAGGTCGGAGATGAAAAATATGGTGGATGAGAAAATCATAACTCCGCATTATTTTCGCAAAGGTGCTCGTGCATTCTTTTTGCGTTCCCAAATCGAAAAACTTTTAGATCGATGGGAGAGCAATGAGGAAGTACGATTCGGACAAGAACAAATTAACTAACGAGCCGGATGTAGCGGAGTTGCAAGCTGAGCTTGCAGACATCTTGGAAGATGCAAGCAGGAATCTGAGAAGAAGGGATGACTTCGATAATACTCGTTTTTGCAGATGGTCAGGTCAATCAGATGATGGCAGGAAGCATGAAGAATTTTTAGGCAAGAAACCAATACCATGGGAAGGTGCAAGCGATACCCATAACCGGCTTGCAGACAGGCTTGTAAATGAGCATGTGCACATGTCAATGGAAGCATTCTTTCGTAGTAATATGAATGTAACCGGTATTGAGGTGAATGATTCTAAGAAAGCATCCTACTGGCGTGATTGCCTAAGCTATTTTCTTGAGCAGAAAATGCTGCCAGAGCTTCGTAGAGAAGTCGAAATCCTTGCGCAGGAATTGTATGCTGGCAGCCCAGCGATTGGAATCCTTGGAGTGTATTGGCAGCAAGAAACTATCATGAGGATGAAAAAATTTAGCATGCAAGATTTAATGCTACTTGTTCAATCCATGGGTGGAGATGAAACTGCAGCGGAAGAAGTTGCCATGATGATGTCTGATCCAGACATGGAAGAAGATGCTATGATGATCATGCGAAATGTTTTTGCTGGTGTAAAAGATTCTGTTCTTAAAAAAGGTTTGAAGGAGTTTCGTGAGTTTGGTGAAACAAAATTGCCAGCTCCCAGCGAGCATGAAAATCGCCCAAGGTTTGTAGCGCATAAGCTTTACAATGATGTTTTTATAGACGCAAATTGCACAGAAATAGATCGAGCCAGATGTGTGATGCGGAAAGAGTGGTTCACGGAAACGGAACTTAGAGATAAAATATTGACTGAAGAATTTGATGAGGAATTTGTAGAAGCAGTTTTAGAAAGAACTGAAGCAGTTTCCGGTGTACCCCAGTATGATCAAAGGAGTCCTATTCGGTTAGGTGAGCTTTTGGTAGGTCAGGGAGTCGAAGGAGATTATGATAACCTGTACGAAATATTCTACTGCTACAAGCGAGTCTATGATGAGGATACAAATGTACCGGCAATTTATTGCACAGCATTTTCTGCACATGTTAATGACTTGTATGGAAAGCACGAGATTTTGGATTATGGTCATAATCAAATGCCTTTTGTTTTATTTACTAGGGAAAGACTCAGTAGGTCGGTTTTTGATAGTCGAGGCATTCCAGAGCTAGTAGCAACAAATCAATATGAAGCTAAATTGCATCGTGATTTAAAAAATGACGCAGCTACAATATCAGTCATTCCACCTTTGTTGGTAAATGCCAGAAGAGGTGGTTTAAACACTACGATTGCTCCAGCAAGTCAACTTACGACTACAAGAAATGATGATATCAGCTGGCTAAATCCACCACCGGTTTCTCAAGGTTCGATGGAAGCGGAAGATGCTGCCATTGCGGATGCAGAAAAATATTTTGGTAATCCAGAGAAGCCGGAGCAGAAACAACTTTATCAGCAATGCATGATTAACAGGTGGTTAGACTCATGGAAGGAAGCTCTGGCACAAGCTTTATGTCTCTGTCAGCAGTATCTAGCTCCTGAGTTTGTAGCTAGGTTAACAGGTGGTGCAGTTGAGGATATTGCAGTACAGCAAGATGACATTGCTGGAAGGTATGACCTGAGCATGCGTTTTAATGTTGATACCCTCAACCCAGAATTTATGGAGAAGAAACTGGATGCTGTTATGAAGCTCACTCAGTTTGATGTGACCGGTGCTCTGGACAGAAATAAACTTTTAGAAATTATGGCAGAGTCGATTGATCCAATGCTGGCTAAGATGGTAGTCATGGATAAGGCAACTGCTGCACAAAGGGAAATCGAAGATGAGCAAAATGCTTGGATTAAAATTATTAATGAGATTGAACCTATACCAAAAGAGGGAGTTAATTTTGAGCTGCGTCAGCAAACTGCTCAGCAAATTATACAGACTTCACAGGAGCTACAGAAGAAAATGGCAGAAAAGCCACTCGTTAAGCAATTGTCGGATAATCGGATGCAGTATCTGCAATTCGGCATACAGCAAATGGAAAACGCCCAAATTGGAAGAGTGGGAGTTAAATCTGTGAGCGGAAACTATTAATGCCAAGAACCAAAAAAAAGCGCAAAATCTCAGCAGCAAAAAAATATGCTGATGGTACGACTTATAAAGATTCGGAAGGTAAAACACACAAGCGTAAGTCTCATCCGAAGGGTCATCCCAAGCAGCGAGCCTATTGTGCAAGAAGTGCAAAACAAAAACAGACTGCAAAAGTCAAAGCCAGAAGGAAAGCATGGAGTTGTTAAGTAGGTTGTTTAAACGCAGAGCATCTTTAATAAAATACCCTCAACCTTTGACCGGTGAAGAAGTGAAAAATATTTTCGCAGATCAGGGGGAGGACAATAAGATTTGGCAAGCACTTGACACTATAATCGATGCAGCACTTCTAGATTCAGTCAACGATGTCGCAGACTCTAAAAACTCGCCAGAGATGTTTTCTCATAGTGCAGGAAAAATTGATGCACTAGCTTTACTTAAATCACAAATCGAGGATTACAAACCATGGAAGAATGGGAAGATATTTTACAAGAAGAACTAAGCAACAAATGTGCAGATTATATGGAAAAAGGATTAACAAGCAGACAAATAATTGGAGTTCTGGAGACTCTGAAAGCAGAACTTTTGCCTAACATAATTGTAGTGGAGGACGAATAATGCCAAGAACCAAAAAGAAAAGAAAAGCTAAAAAAGGATTATACGCTAATATCCATGCAAAACGAAATAGGATTGCAGCAGGAAGCGGAGAAAAAATGAGAAGTGCAGGAGCTAAAGGAGCACCTACAAATAAAGCATTCAGGGATTCAGCAAAAACAGCAAAAGCATAACAAAGGAGAAATTTAATATGCCATCACATTACGGACATAAAAAAACAAAAAAATCTACAATGCGGAAAAAGGTAGTCAAGTCAGGATCGACTACGAGACGCAAGAAAGGCTAACGAGTGAAAAAGTTTGTGTTTGCCTCTGACTTGCACGGAGACAAACAAGACTACGATGCTGTTGAGCATCTCCATAAGTTTGTAGAAGAGTTCAAACCCGATGTGAGAATCTTCGGGGGTGATTTGTTTGACTTTTCTCCTTTGATGAGATCAGCAGATGCAGCAGAAAAAAATGCGAGTATGGAAGCAGATGTGGAAGCTGGGATGAAATTTTTAAATGATTATAAACCACATCACTTCTTGCTGGGAAATCACGATGACAGACTTTGGCAGACTGCGTTTAAACATTCAATTGGTATTATGCGAGATACTGCAAAGATGGGTATTAAGGACATTGAAAATGTTTGCCGGAAGTTAAAGTGCAAGATGTACCCTTACGATGTTGATAAAGGTATTTTAAAATTAGGAAAAATAAAATTTCTTCATGGTTATTTCCATGGGATCACAGCAACAAAAAAACATGCCGAAACATTTGCGGATCGGGGTGGTCTTGTAGTCCATGGTCATATACATTCTATTCAGCAGCATACAATACCAAGGCAGGGAGGTGGTGCTGGAATTTCTGCAGGGTGCTTGGCTACTACAGCAATGGACTGGAATCGAGCAAAGGTGAATCGTTTGGCTCATGAAGCTGGCTGGGTTTATGGGTATTACACCAATCAGGGATGGGCAGTTTATGTTGCTAAACGAATGGGGGGAGAATGGTTCTGGATTTAAAATGGGTTGAGCGTTTACAAGCATTGTCAAATTCCAAGGCAAATGAGCCGGAGGGTGAGGGTTGGTTTACTGCTTCAGAATTTCAAAATAAAACCGGAATAGGTATCACTCGGTCACACAGACTTCTCAGGGCTGGTCTAGCAGACAAAACCATTGAAATTTACAAAGGTAGTGTCTGGTCAGAAACTCAGCAGCAACTGGTTAGAAGAGTCTGGTATCGCTTTATTAAGCCCAAGAAGGACGCAAAATAGTCATCCCCTTGACTTAAAAGGTTACGAGAAGAAGCGTGGATGTAAGTCCGTGACTTTTCACGAGTAACAATCATCCAACGCCAGCGATAATAAACCTATGGTAGAAATTGAAGACGAGGTCGCTCCTCAAGAAACAGCAGAAGAATCAGAAAGTCTAATTGATATTTCCGAAATAATGGAAGCATCAGGAATTAGTAAAAATTCGTTCATTGATAATGCATCAGAACCTGAAGAGGTTGCTGAAGAAAGTGAGACTGAGACAGAGACAGAAGGGGAAAATGTTCCTGCAGAAGCAGAAATAGAAGATTCTGAAGAATCTGTTAAATCAGATGACTCTGGTGGTGTAAAAAAGAGAATCGGCAAATTGGTTGAAGCTAAAAACAATGCTTTAGCTGAAGTCGAGGAACTTAGAGCAGAGCTAGAAGGTTTGAAAGACAAACCAGTCAAAACTCAAAAAGTTGAAACAAAAGGTTTAGATAAATTCAAAAGTGTCAAAACCATGGAAGAACTTAAAGATCGGGAAGAAAGTGCTGAGCACCTTCGTGAGTGGCTTTTAGAAAATCCAGATGGTGGAGATTACAAGGATTTAACCGGAGCAGATCATGATGTAGATTATGATCAAGCTAGGCAATTAATGGTAGAAACCGATAGAGACTTGCGGAAGAATATTCCAAAAGTAGCAAACCGGTTAATCGAAAAGCAAAAGCAAACAAATATTGCAATGCAAACTTTCGGTTGGATGAGCGATCAAGCTAGTCCTGAATCTAAGGAAGTAAATGCCATTTTAGCGAATAATCCTTTACTTGCAGAATATGTTTCAACCGATCCGCACGGACTAATTACAATAGGTTATGCGGTTGAAGGTTTTAAGGCTCAAAGAGCAGCACAGGCAAAAAAAGCAGGAGGTAAACAACCAACTGCTCCAAATGTCCCAACTGCACCTAGTCGATCAAAACCAAATGTAGTAAAATCAAAAACTCAAACTACAGAATCACTTTTAAAAAAAGCAGCCTCCGGAGATGTAGACGATGCAGCATCTTACATAGAATCAATCTTATAATAGGGGGAAATAATCATGGCTGGGATAGTCGAGAGATCACAAAATTTAAAGAGAGAAGACCTTTCAAATCTTCTCACAATCGTAGATAAAAAAAGCACACCCTTCCTTTCAGAAGTTAAAAAGGGTAGTGCTCCACGCAACTCACTTCTTGAATGGGGTGTAGACAAGCACAAAATTAATCAAGTTCAGGCAGCCACTTATACTTCTGGCGTTTCTGATAAGATTCCAGTCGATGGTGAAGATACCACGAGTGCTGATTTCGAGAACTATGATGATCGTGCAAAGTGCCAAGTGTATGTCCAGTACGCTCGCAGATTTCCAAAGGTCAGTCGCTTAGCTGATATGACTTCGGATATCGCTGGAGTTGGTTACAAAAAGGAAATGGCAAACAGCATTGCTAAGGCTTTGGTAACTCACAAAAGAGACATCGAGGCAACTCTTTGCTCTTCACAGGAAACCAATCAGGAGTCTTCATCTGATCCATATCAAACTCGTGGATTGGGTAAATGGATTTCTTCAACCACTCAAAGTACTTTACCAGTACCAAGTGATTTCCTTACGCCAGCAAACTCTATAGGAACTTCAACTGCAGCAGCTGCCAAGGAAGAAGATTTGCGAGACATCTTGCAAAGTATCTATGAGCAGACTGGCGAGTCCGACAAAACCTTTTTTGGTCTTTGCGGAACTTCGGTTAAGAAAACCATCTCTGAGTTTACTCTCTTCACCAATCGTACCAACAACCTTGTCATGTCAAATCGTGATACGGATGAGGGTCGCTTGAGTGCTGCAGTTGACATCATCGACTCTGATTTCGGTACTATCACATTGAACCTTTCCAGCTTCCTAGAGCAAGATGCTCGCAATGCTGGAACATACGATGCAACAGCTGGTCAGGGTACATTGTTCATTCTTAATAAACCACAACTTGAGGTCGCATTTGCGGAGAACACGAATGTTCGTGAACTTCCTGATCTTGGTGGTGGTGCTCGTTCTTTGATCGAGTCCGTATTTGCTCTCAAGTCCTACTCCGGTGGTCTTGACCATGGCAAATACACGATTACCTAATTTGGTAGTTATTCATAATTAGTGTCGGCAATGCTCGATGGCAACAAAGAGATAGTAGTTAATGGGGTAAACTACACTCGTGAGGTTTTTGATAACCTTGCTGAGTCTCATGCCATCGAGCTTGCTCGCGCTGAGAATGAACAGATTGCATTAATGCAAGCTTGGCAGCGTCAATCGGGTGGACAATGTAAAAATTATATATTTGGAGAATTGAGATTTAAGCTTTGTCCAGAAGTTTACAATTTCTGGAAAGATAAATTGCATGAAAATATCTGGCATGATGAAGGATTTAAAAAATGGATTGGCAAGCGACATGGTGACTTGCTGAAGATAAATTCCATATCAGATAAAGTTCACCTTCTTATCTCATGAGGAGCGTTACATATACTAAGGTAAAGGAAGGCGTTGCTGCTATGGCAGGAATTGATCCTACCAGTATCCTGAGCCATGAAAATGTTTTACTAGCTGAGTATATAAATGATGCAGTAAAATACTGCTGGGATTATTATCCTTGGGCAGAATTTACAAAAACGGAAGTACGATATTTTAGGGATCAATACGATCCGACTACTATATATAGTCCTGACCAAGAAGTTTACTATCAGGGCAAATACTATCGAACTTACTTGGGTGCAGGAGCTGGGGTCTTACCAACAGATGTAAGGAACTGGGTAGAAGTTGGAGATGTTGACGCAGCACCAGAATGGTCAGAAACTGGCGTTTATTTTATTGGGGCAAAAGTAAAATATAATGACAAACTTTATTTAGTTCCGAATGAGTCAGAACAACCTGACATTCCTTATTGTTTTGAAATTGATGGAAAACTGCCAGATCAATTTTTCACAGAATTAGACGAAACTTTTGATCGCTTTATAGCTTACGAGCAAACCGGTAAGGATGTAATAGGAACATGCTTATCAATTACTTTAGATGACCCAAGGTATAACGATACTACACCTTTAAATTGGAGAGAAGATCGGGAAGGAATTTATATAGAACCTTATGAAAAATCATTCAATCAAGTCTGGCTGCGTTATCGTCTTGAAGCTCCTACTTTTACTTCACAGAGTAATTCGGAAGAAGTGCCAAATTTTCTCACTCCGGCTATTAAAGTATATGCGTACAAAGCGTTCTTAATTGCAGATGGGCAGCATGAAAAAGCACAGCTACAAGATATATATGGTTTAGATTTACTGGTCAGGGAACTAGATAAATTGGACATGCAGCAGGATCGTGCTGCACCATTTACAATAACTAAAGAACCATATAGGCGTTTAAACGCTAAGCAAAATGCTGTTGCACCGGTAACTGCTGACAAAATTGGAGCACTTAAATCGGCAACGATTACAAGTTCTGTCTCAATAAGTTCAAATAGTTTCGCAAAGAATGCAGTAGTTAAAGCATACATTGTCGGAGACCCAATATTTACGCTTATCGTATTTGCAGAGAATATGGTACGCAAAGGATTCCCAGCTTGTCACCTACGAGTCAAATCAATCGTTAAGGGAATAAATGCTGTCAAGTATGGAATAGCAGAATCAGTCTCACGAATACGGACAGGAAAGGCATACAGGTCTATAAACTTTGGTCAGGTAAGAGGATTAAAACTTAGGATGGTCTTGTCACCACCTATTTCAACATCCGTTACAATGAAATTAACATCACAGGGCAGGAATGTTGTAAGGTCTTCAGCTGTACAATCAATGCCAATTGCGGTGACACTTAATTCAAATGGTAGGAATGTTGTCAGGTCAGGCAGAAGCACAATTCCTGTCAAGGTCTGCTTTAAGTACGATCAGGTTGTCGGAAGGAATCTTGTTAGGAAAGGTACTAGCGTAATGCCTTTAGGGATTGGTAGCGACTTTACTGGTCGAAATGTAGTGCAGCGTGGAAGTGCAACATCGAGCTTGCAATTCCAGAGCACATTTATCGGAAAAAATGCTGTAAAGAAGGCAATTCCAACTGCAATAGTATCAATTAGTTCAACATTCTTGTATCGAAGAGTCAGGCATGGTTCAGCGACAAGTCAGATAACTTACACGATTACAAATGATGGTGATTCTTCAGTACAACTTTTCAATACAAGAACAACCCCACAAACTGATGCTTTCCTAGATGGATTTGTTGAGGGTTACTTTGCAAATTCAAGTCACAAATATATTTGGTTTGAAGCACATGGACAGCATACAAGTCCAATGAATGGAAATACTCCCTATGTTGATCAAACTGCTCGCAGACTTGCACACATTGAAACATCAGAATTATTTAATAGGAATCAACAATTCAAACTAGTCCATGTTGATGATTTTAAAGATGAGGTCTTCTTTGATAATCTGCAAATGGACTACAGAGACCTTCCTTTTAATCAAGCAGACTCTTCTGGCTTTTCTTGGTTTAATGGTAGTGCAACAGCTAATAATCCAACCAGTCAGCAGCCATATGAGAAAATGCTGCTTATAAATAAAACGCCAGTAAATGTATTTCTTCCAGCGACAAATTCGTTATCTGGTCAGTTTGCACATGCAGGAGACCCACAAGAAACAATACAGGCATATATTATAGCGTATTTTGCTGATCCAGCCATTCGGTATACAGATCGACAATATTGTAACCTTATGTATCCAGAAGAACAATTACCATGGAATAATCAAAGATGGTATGGAGAAGTGGATCGTAGTGAACCAGCAGCTGCAGGAAGCTCAACAAGCTTTTATAATATGCCATTTTCTGGTGGTCAAAGTAATGCAAAAAATAATCTAGAATTTCACTCAGGTTCTGCTTCAGCTGGAGACGATCCATTGTTTTGTAAGAACATAGCTTATCAAATCCGTTTCAGGCTGCTTGTAAAAAATAAACATTATGAAATGGAGAATGATCCAAATAGCAATGCTGTATTTGCTAATTCCTTTTATCAGACTCCAATGAGGCTTCATAATAATAATTGCTTGATGTCTCTTAGTAGTAATGCAAATGCAACTTATGTTAACCAAAATCCTAAAGAAAGAATGGTTTCTATAAGTGGTGGTTACTGGATTAATAGAAACTACCCAGTTAATATGGCAGCCCCAACGCAGCCAGATGTTGGCTTTTTATTTCAAGCGATAATGTTTGCAGGACAGCAACAAGCAGCAGATGTAAATTCTAAGAATTTTGGTACAGAGGTTCAACCATATCGAGAACACATGATCCCCCATTCACCAGCGAAGGGGTATACAACTCCGTACCCTGCTGCCCAAGACCCTTGGGATGAATATCAAGATGAAGATTCACGAAACTCAAGTTCGGTAGCAAATTTTGGTGTAAGTTTCGCAGATTTAAAAATGCCTTTTACCTGTAATGTTATACCAGATGCTTTACCAGCAGCTTTTCCACAAACATTCGGTAAGGATGCGGTAACAAATTGGGCAAACAATGATTGGGTAACTATCGGGCAATGCACAAACAAGAATGTAGTTTTAGCTGAAAAAGAATAATTTTTTAACAACAAATAAAGAGAGGATATAATAATGAGTCAGGCAACGGATTACATGGAGGAAAAATTTCTGGATGCATTAGCATCTTTAGGAAGTTTTGATTTCGCAACAGGAACGATAACATCAGGGTCAGGTGGTTTCATTGGGCTTTTTACAGGAGCACCAAGTGATAGCTCATCTGGCACGGAGGTAAGCACTAGTGGTACAGCTTATGTGCGCGTACAAATCGGATCAGCTGGTCAGGGCAGTTTTGGTGCTGCTTCAGGTGGTGAGATAACTAATGACGCAGAATTTCGCTGGTCAGACGCTCAAGCAGACTGGGGAACAATAACCCATGTCGGTTTGTTCGATGCTAGTACATCTGGAAACTTGCTGGTTTATGGTCAGTTACAGAGTGCTGTAGCAATAGAAACTGGAGACATTTTTAAAGTCCCAACTGGTGGATTTACGATCCAGATGAATTAATGTTTCGATGGGTAGTAATTTTATTCTCATGCCTCTTTCTTGTTAGTTGTAGTGTAAGCATGAAGTCTCTTCTTCCACCATCATTAGCGATTGTGGGAGGAGGGGCTGGTGCTGCAATCACAGGAGGGAATCCTGCTGGTGCTGCACTAGGTGCTGGTGCAGGGAGTGCTGCTGGGTCTTTGATGGTTATGGACTCAAATGCTCGTGAGGATAAGATTATGATGGTCGAGGCTTTAACCTCTGGGGATGTAGATAAATTGGTCGATTCCAAGCTTCAAGGTGCAAAAGACAATGGCTTCTTCGATCATGTGTTTCAGGAAATATATGGAGTTATAAAATTGTGCGTAATTGGATTAGCAGCTTGGTTCATCGTGCCGATGATTTACTCCCACTATCGAGCAAAGAAAACAGAAAAGAAATGGAAACAAACTTAGTATTTTATGCCCTCCAATGTGTAAGCGGATGTCTTTTCGCAGTAGGTGGATTTATGATTAAGTCCGTATTCGGAGAAATGAAATGCCAGTCGCAGAGAATTAATAGGCTGGAGGTTGATATGGCAAGAAATACAAGTGAAAACGAAACTCTGTTTAAACGCTTAGATGGCATCGAAACAAAACTAGATAAACTACTCGAAAACTGGAGAACTAATTAGTGCCTAAGTTCCGTTCACATGGTCAGCTTGATGATCCATACCAAGAAGATGGTGATGCATTATTTACCGGTATGGACGCTTTTACCGATCCTACGCTTTTGCAAGAAGGCATGGTTCAGCTTAGCCTCAATATGAGAATGGAAAATGGGACTGCACGAGTACGCAAAGGTTTAAATTTAGTCAGAACATTTTCTGAACCTGTACAGGAGCTTTTAGAATTTAGTGATCCCGATGGAACGCATGACATTTTAGCAATCACAGCACAAGCTGCACAGGGTGTAACTGATGCTACAAAAGTTTTAACGCTGGCAAGTCCAGTAACGAACGCTACAGCAATACAAGCATTTAATGAGGTCATAGTTTTTGATGAAGGTCAAAGACCACAATCATCAGATGGTGATAACTCATTTATACAATTTACAAATAGTCCTACTATAAATGATCCTGCGTTTACTCAATGCCCCAACGCAGGATTTGGTCACTACCTTGCCAATAGGTTAATCGTTCCAGACTATGCAGATTCAAGCACAACAATTCTAGTAAGTGACATTTTATCATCTAATAATTTCAACATTAGTGAAGGGGAGTTTTTTGTAAATAAGGGAACAAATGATAAAATTTTAGCCTTTGCCAGTTTTCAAGAAAATCAGCTGCTCTGCCTAAATAACCGATCCGTCCATATTGTATCAAATATTCATTCACTCCAAAGTGCAAGTTTTGAGGTCACGAGGCAGTATGGAATAGCCGGCAACAAAGCTTACGCACAGAATGGCAGCTATATTTATTTTGTTTCAAATGAAGGCAATATTCAGGTGCTTGTACCCAGTAGCGATCCAGCGAAAGGACTGGGCATAAGTATCAGCAAGGTAACACTAGATCAACAACCTTTGTCCAGACCTATCCAGCCAATCGTTAATCAGATTAATTTGGCAGCAATTGATAAGTCAATCGTTCACTACCATAAGAACAGGGTTTTCTTTGCAGTTCCGTATTCAGCTGATCTTTCAAATCCGGCAACTGAGCCAACAGCTGTACTTGTTTATAATTCATTAAATTCTGTCTGGGAATCGATAGATATATTGCCAGTAGGGATAACTGCAATGGCAAGTTTAAACGGAAAGATGTATGTTTCTGCTGGTGATAAAGTGTACGAATATGAAGAGTCACTTTCTGATGATACGAATCCAATTTTGGGTAAAATAATAACAAGACAATACAATTTAGGGAGCAGGGGCATTAAAAAATTTGTTAGAGGTACTATTGGTTATTCTGGAGAAGTAGGAGCAAGCACAGCAATATCAGTTCATACTAAAAATCCAGATAATATAATTATCTCAAAGGTGATAGTAGAGTCGGATAATAAGTTTAATAGACTTACAAGATTCAACGCAAGAAAGCGTGGATATACAGCTCAAGTTGAAGTCAATGCACAGAGTGGATCAACATTGCAAAGCGAGATCAATAGAGTGTCTATAGAGGGATTTGTCGGGCATGGAAGAGCAGGAGGTATTTTCGATGGCAATTAGAGCTATTGTTACACCAGCAGCACCTCCAGAAGTCGGAACAGATGTCCTGACTGCATTGCGGAATATACAAGCTCCAGAGGTCTTTGTCCCTACAAGTCATATACAAATCGGGAATGGTGAAAAGATTACAATCCAGACAGGTGGGGAGCTGGTGGTTAACGGAACTCTTAGCGGAGTTAATCTAGGCACAGGGTCAGGCTCAGGAGGTGGTGCAACTAACTTAGACCAGTTAACTGATGTGGCTACTTCTAATGTCGCTGCTGGACATGTCCTTAAATATAACGGAACAAATTTTGTAAATACTGCTGAGTCAACTCCTCAACTATCCATTGGTAATTTAACAGATGTAACATCAGCAAATTATGCAGACAACTCCGTGCTGCAGTTTGACTCTGCAAGTGAATCATGGGTAAGTCGTAGTGAGGTCGATTTTATCGAGGGTCACATTGATGGTGGAGTAGCAAACTCAACATTTGATATAAGCCTCAATATAGATGGAGGATCAGCATGAGCGTAAGACGCATTCAGATCAGGCGCGATACTTTTCAGAATTTTTCAAATTTGAATGTTACGCTACATCAGGGTGAACTCGGTTTAGATATTACCAATAAAAGAATCAAGGTTGGTGACGGATTCACATCATGGAATAATTTAGAATACATTGAGAAAAACGCTATGGATGAGATCAGAACTGAGTACGGGGATGAGGTCAGCTTTAGTACAAATTATGAACTATATAAACAATAAATAAAATGTCAGAACCAACAGATATACTAGGGAAGATCGGTAAAAAAGTTGCCGAAGAAATTAAATCTGTCAAAGACTCAGTAACTTCCATAAGCGAGGTAGCTGGTGA